TGTAGCTACTAATGGTACTCCGGAATACTGAAATCGCTGTGCTCCTGCGTAATATTGTTCGTTAGTTTCGGTAATTAAACCGCCGTTAGGTCTTGCCATGTCTTATAATGTTTCTTTAATTGTCTCTTGCTGAGCTTGTTGCGTCGCTGCTTGTACTATTGAAGGATCTTTTATTACAACTCCTGCGTAAGCTAGTATTCTAGTTATTATTTTAGATTGTTCAGTTTCAGCTAATTCAAAGTCGACTGAGCCAAGAGCGGAATAACTATAGTATGATTGTCCAGCGGGAACAGTAAAGTTCCATCTTATATCCATTGGTTTTCTTAAATAGCTAGCCTCTACCTTTGTTTGTATTGTAGAAGGTAGTATCTGTATTTTATTTGATTCGTATAAAAATACAGGGTAAGTTGTACTTGGAGCTATTAAAGGGTTAGAAGAAATATAAGGAAGCTCGTTGCGTTCTATTTGCTGTACTTCTCTTCCGTTATATATGACACTACCTAGCTTGTAAAAGTTTGTTTGTGATGCATTAAGTAATATAGTTGTGCCATCACCGGGAATAGTATTAAATACTAAACTAGTGCCTGCAATTGAATAATCATCAGTACTAAGTAAAACCCCGTCCACAAAGACAGTTTTAATTGAGCTGTTCAATATTTCAGCGCTTATCGATGTTATAGGGAAAGCGGACATAGATCCGTCTCCTGTAAAATTTGCTTGGTAGTTGCCTGTTTGAGCAGTAGGTAAATCAAACTTACCGTCTGCAGCATTAAATGTACATGAACCGTATTCTTTAAATATGGAAATATCATGATTGGTATTTTTAATCCTATCTCCGTATTCGGTTACATTATCAGGTTTACGAACTTGAAGATCTAAAGTGTTAAAATATTCTTCGAATATTTGTAGTTGCACCTGTGTTCCTACTTTATTAAATTCGTCAGGGGTCAGCATACCTCTCTGCTCTTTGTTTAATATAAGTAAAACCGTTCTATAAACTGTATTTACATTTATTGCCATTATATTTTGTTTTATATATTATTAACCGGACTCAGTTACGAATCCGGTTAATATAGTCTACTTATTATAATTACATAGTTTTATAAAAAACTACTAATTAAAACTTCTTTTCTATAGATCTGAAAACTTCCATACCTTCATCTGTCTTGAAGTACGCAGCCATTGCTGAATATGGATTTTCGTCAAAAGGAACATTCATAAGCTTTCTGCCTGTCGATGTCCACGAAAATGTTCTCTGATCCTGAGATAAATTTAGTATGTTTGCCTCAGTAGCTTTTATAGCTACATTACGTAAATGTACGTTATCATCCTGAGCTAATTCTAAAAATAGCTGGGGGTTACGACGTGCAAACAATCTAAGGTCTCGCTTAATCTCTTTAGATGATAAGCTATTAACTTTGCTTCCAACTTCAACTCTTAGTATTGCTTCTGCTTCGTCAATATCCATTTCTCTTGCGATAATAGCTGCATCAACTTGCATGTCTAATACATCGATATCATCTTCTGCTTCCTCAACTGAATCATACTCCTCAAAGATACGATTTCTTAATGGGTGATACAAAGATAACAACTTTTGTAAGTTTTGTTTTTGCTTAGGCACTGTTAATATACCTTCTCTAAATACGATATGTCCTAATGTTGCTTCACCTTTCTGATCTTGTTTGAAGGGAGACGCATGGTTGGTTGCATATCTAATTTCTTTTTGTACTCCTGTTTCTTCGTCAAAATATAATAAAGAATGCTTTGGAGTATGTTTACCTGGTATTGTATGAGTAAGTGGAGCAGCATCATTTTTTAAAAAATATACTCTATCCTTAATCTCCCACTCTGGTTTTGCAGGTTCAACTGGTTTAGTAGGTACAGGTTTAACTGTTTCTACTGTTTCTACTTGTACTGGTAACCCATCTGTGATAGGTTCCGCTGGTGCAGCTTTCTTTTTAGCTGCTGGTTTTTTATTTGCCATAATATGATATAATTAAATAGTTAAAATAAAGGGAGGACCCGAAGGCCCTCACCTCTAATATTGAAATCCTTAGATTCCTTTGAATAATACGAAGTTATTAGCTCCTTGAGTAATTAAACATCTTTCTGATAAGAAGTTAATTTCCATTGCATCAAGAGTTGAAGACTGTGCTCCACCTACTGATCCAGTTACCCATTGCTTCATTCTTCTGTCATCAGTTTGAGAAGCTCTGTATCGTACGTGCAAGAATGGACGACGAATGTTAGTTCCTAAAACTTGATCGTAAACAGTTGAAGTTCCAGCAGGTACCATAACACCTTCAATAGAAGCTACTCCATCGATAGCTCCACGAGTAGATGCATCGTTTAAGTATTTCCAATCAGTCTTATAGAAGTCGTAAGATCCTCTACGGAAACCTGTGAATCCTAAGTTTAACGCCATGTCAGAAGAGTTATCAAATAAACCGTAAGCAACACCACCGTTTGCTCCAGCTGATAAACCAGCTAACATATCATCAAAGTCAAGAGCAGTTTGTCTGTTGTTGAATAACATGTTCTCTTCGATTGCACCTTGAGTATCAAGATTCTTAAGAATGTTATCAAATTCAGCTAAACCGTTTGCAGCAGTGAATCCAGTTTCGATGTTACCACGCTCAGCGATAGCAGCGAATAAACCTTGAGTTCCTGGCTGGTTTAATTGAGTAGCAGCTACTTCATTAAGTTCACCTTCTACCATTGCCATTTCTAAATAATCGTCGAAACGTAATTTAGTTTCAGAAGCAGCTTTCAAATACCATAAGTATCCGTCAGTTCCATCTTCAGTTGCAACGTTTACCCATCCGATTTGTGCAGTATCAGATCCAGATACAACGAACTGATCTCTAATAATGATTGGAGAGTTAACGTACTGAGTCATTACTGGGTTGATAGAATTACGTGCAGCTGAGTTACCAGGTCCACCAGCTTCTAAGCTAGTTCCTTTTGTGTAACTTGAACCGTAAACGAATACTTTCAATCCTGCAGCAGCAAACCCTTGAGTTGCTAAAGACTCATTTTTGAAAGGCTGTACAGTGATTGTTCCAGCAGCTCCTAAAGTTGATGCAGTTACGATACCTTTAGCTTCTAATCCAGCTGGATCAAGAATTACTACTGTATCATTAACAGAGATTACATTTTGTACTCCTGCTACTGCGTTCGGGTTGATATCGATAACTGATAAAGTTCCAGCTCCGTCAACCTGTGCTACAGCATCGTAAGAGATGTGTAATCTGTTTTGTTCAGACCAAATAACTTGATCAGAAGACATTGGCATTTCTGCTCCTACCATACGTAAGAATCCGTTTAACGTTCTGTTTCCATAACGTTCTACTTCAGCTTCGTATACTTCTGGTAAGTACTGCTGAGCAAAGTCAGCGAAATTGTCAGGAATTCCAGCGGCTCCGCCGTTATCGTTCCATTGTAAATAGTTTGTCGCAAGTGCTTGCGTAGTTTGTGTTGGGATTAAACTCCCAAATTCTGGTGCTATTGCCATTTTTAATTATTTTAAAATTTTTTAAGTTTAAGTTTTGAAGAATTACCACCACTTATTCCTTTTATTGTCCATTTACCCATTTTCACATCTCCTTTTGGAGCAGCTTGACGGGCCTCGGTAGATACATTGTTAGACTTATTAGTTATCTCTCTAATCGCATCAGCTTTACCTTGCTCATAAAAATGGTTTGCCATTTTATCAGGGTTGCTTGCTGCATATAAAGCTTTGTGATAACCTGCTGTATCCTTAACAGAACCATCTTCGCCAGTAAACTTACTTACGAAATTTCCTATATCCTGTTGTCTTTCGGACACCTTTTCCACGTTAGGGACACTCATTCTAAATGTCTTATCACCCACATTAAAATCGAAACCTTCGAATTCCTGCGAAAATAATTGTTTAGTGTTTGCCTTAAACGTTTCTTGGTTTTTGGAAGCTAGTGCTTCTTTCTCCTTGAATCTGCTGAAAAAGTCTTCGGCTTCAGATTGATTAGAGCTACTTGTAGACTTCAACTTGATGTCATCGTAGTATTTGCTCTTAGTTTCCTCTAAAAACTTTTTGGCTTTTGCAACTTCTTCTTTGTACGCAATCTTTTTCTTGCGTATATCTTTATCCTCATCTATGTCTTCGTCGAATGCAAAGTTATCGTTGATAACAAAGTCAATCTCTTCGTCACTAAGATGTGATTTAGTATTTTTATAATATTCTTTTACGAGTACGCCTTTATCAACATCGTCGTAATTCGTGTTTAATCTTACATAATCCTGTATGTCTCCGCCTGTATCTTTCATGAAGTTAACTAACTTCTCAATGTTTTCAGGTAGATCTGGTCGTACGGGCGTAGGTTCAGCTACTTGTGCTTCAGTAACAACCTCTTCTTTAACAACTTCCGTCAATGTAGGTGTTTCTGCTGCAACCTGTTCAACAGTCTCTTCAGGTTCTGATTGTACAACTACTTTAGCTATATCTGGTTCTGCGTTGTTTTTCTTTAGCGTAACCTTAGGTATATCTGTGCTAGTGTCAATCAACGGCTCTTTAATAGCCGCTCGCTTTTGATCATCTGTTTGTATGACCTCCGGCTTTTTCTTTTGTTGGATCTTAAAAGTTCCTTCTGTTTTTTCCATAAAATAATATATAATTGTTTAAATAATTCTAGCTAGGTTCAAATGAGCTTAGATCAAAGCTACCCATAACGTCATTGCCCTCTGACTCAAAGTTCTTAGGCATTCCATCTGTTTGTCTTTGTTGTATTAACTCACTTTGTTGTGTAGCCTGAAGCTTGGTTCGTTTATCTTTACGATCTTCCGCTTCGCTTAGCTTAGTTTTTTCAGCTTGCACTTTACCTTGAGATAGTTGCATGTTATACTCAAACTCTTTAGCCATAAGTCTTTCTTTCATTTGAGCTTCCATTTGCATTCTTTGTATTTCAAAATCAGCCTTAGCTTTTTCTACTGCTACTTTTTCAGCTGTTAACGCTTGTTGCTTTTGAACTTCTTGCATCGCAATCTGTTCTTGAACTTGAGCCTGAGCTTGTGCTTCAGCTTGCTTTTGTTGCATTTGCATTTGGTGAGCAGCTTCAACTTTCTTTTTACGTTTTAGCTTTAACATTTCGTTAGCTAACTGTATGTTCTTGACGTTTCTAATATCAATCGCGTCCTCAATATCTATACTGCCTTGTTGTAACGATGTATTAATATTGTTTGTTAATTCCGCTTTCTCCTCTTCGTCAGGCTCTAATTCCAGGAATATACCAAAGTCATATAGATTTGAATTCGCTAGTTCTTTTAAAGTCTCCACGTTTAATGCTGATATTGAATTCTTAAGAGAATTCTCAGTTAACGGATTAGCTATTACGTCGGTTAGCTTTAAAGATATAATTTCAGCCGTTCTTAGTGTTAAAAACAACGATGATCTTAGTATGTGATTAGTTGCTGTGTTAGATGCATTAGCAGCTAATTTTTGCAATCCTACTAAAGAATTAGAATCTGGCATTGCGCCATCTCTTGCTTCGTTTAATCCCGTCACATCTCTAATCATTTGCATGTTATAATTGTATGCGGCAATTAAAGATTGTATTTTACTTGATCCACTACCTGTTTGTAATTCTTGAATAGGTACTTTACCTCTATTCATATCACCATCTTGCGTAAGCGATCTACCAACAACCGAACCAGTTTGGAAGTACATATTAAGTGCTTCTGCTGGATTATATGTTGTGCCATTACCTAAATCAACTTCTGCTAAACCGTCTACGTCTAAGTACACACCATCTGGTACCATCTTAGATAATACTTGTTGTAACTTTAAGTTTGTTAGGTTAATGATATCAGCAAAGCCTATACACTTACTTATAAGTGATTGTATTTTACCTTTGTACATTCTAGGGGCTGCAGCCGCATAACTCATAACAACTTTAGTGGTGTCAGCAAAAGGTCTTGACATGTTCTCTGCTAACTCCCACTTAAGCATTATATCGGTATTCATTACTTTAGCTCCCTGATATAATACCTCTATACTTCTTGATACTCTTTCAAAGTTATCGTTAGCCGGCGGATTAAACTGATCCGTCTTCTCAATAGCTTTTTCTAATCCTGTATCTGTTCTTTTAATTTTAAATACTTGATTCATATAAGTTTTATATTCAAAATATAATACTTGAACCGTATCTCTGTCATTGTTCATAAACCCTGTAACGTTAGATCCGTTAATGGGGCTTGATTGTATTCTTTCTAAATCGCCATCACTTATATTAGGAAATTCCTTTTTAAGTTCTGATAGTGTTATTTGTTTTACTTCACCAAAATAATATAAGTCACTAAAGTAAGGATCTTCTGTATAAGACCAAACACATTTTGCAGGATCCACATAGTCAACGACTAAACCTTCTGATTTATTAAACGATGTTTTAGTTATACCTATACCTATATTAACTAGGTCTTGATCAACTCTTTCTTTTATGTTTTCAAATTTGTTCTGAGCAAATACTGTATTTATAGCCTCTTCCTCTGCAATTTCAATTGCCATCTTAGGCTTCAGCTGCATAAACAATTCTAGTTCTGCAGGTGTTTCAGGCAACGAATTAGGATCCATTCCTGATTTACTCATATCTTGTCCAAAAATGTTTTGTCCTTCAGCTATAGCGTTCTTCATCTTCATATCAAAAGCAATAGCTTCTTGCGCTTTCGTTTTCTTAGCTATAGATTCTGGATCTTGTGCGTAAGCGTTAAGATCAAACTCTTTTTGTGTTATACCGTTACAAACAATGTTAGAGAATTTACTTAATACCGGAACTGGTGTCCAGTCTATGTTCATATAAGACAAATCACCGTTAACAGCTAATTCGTTCTTATATTTATCCATAGGTTGTTCGCCTCTGGCATATAGCCTTAACATGTTAAAGGTTTTGTAGTTTAAGTTGAATCTATTTGATGTACTACCACCGAATGAAAACCATTCTTGTTCGATAGCTCTAGAAACTTGTAAACCATATTCAATAGTCATTTTTTCTTCGTCTGGTACTACCTGATCCGGAAACGAACTATTATAGCTTGTGCTTATTTTCATCTACTTAATTATTTTGGAAAAATTCCCTTTGTTATTGTATTTCTTAAATCCTAAATCGTACGACTTCTTTTTTATTTCTGTATTAGGTCTATACCTATGCTTGTTACAAGCCATCAGCGCTAAACCTGTAGAGATACTAGCATCGTACTTTGTTCTGTTGCTTATATCAAACTTAGCCCAATCTTCTAGTGTACGCTGGAAATACATATCCCCATATCCACTTTCTTGTTCGCCTACAAAATCTTCTATATAAGTTTCAATTGCAGCAGCATGTGCTTGTTTTATATCCTCACTTGAATTTGGTATACCACCAACCTCTCGTTCAGCTACAGATAATTTATTTATGTGTTTGTCAGGTCTATTCATAGAATAGCCTCTATAACCACGACGCTTTAAATAATAAAGTAATCTAGGTTTGTTATTCTCACATAATATTGGCATACCATAAAATACAATAGCCATTAATACATCTTCAAAAAACATCTCTGCTGTTGAAGGTCTTGCAATATATTCAAGGAAGAAATGGTTTGGAGGTGCATCACTCATTGAAAACTTAGTCAATCCAGATAATGCTCCGTTACTTCCACCGCCACCAACAGTACCACTAATATCGTAA